ATGGAAGTTTACAACGGAAAATACTGCGTAACCTATGATGATATGGCGGGCACACTCAGCGCTCAGGCGTTGAAGCAGGCCGCCTCTCGTGGACGCGTCGAGCAGGCCCGCAGAGCTTGCCCCGGCTCTCCGGCCTTATTCGTAGTCGATACGCTGCCGACGAAGTACCGGATTGAAGTGTATAGGAGGAATCCCGATCTCAAGGCCCAGGCAGAGAGCCGGGAATTCATTGACACCATCACTCCGGACGGGTATGCCGCCCAGTACTATGCCGATTATAAGATTGACGGGACGCGCGGGCTGGATTACGAGAAACAGATGGAGTACACGAATAATGCTTCCATTCTCGCGGCATTCAGGGACATCCTCTCAAAGTCAGACAGCCAGCACGCCAAACTGAGCAAGCCCCGCGTGAAGCGCTGCGAGTTCTGGAAGAGGGCTGCAGCAGCCCTGCCCCGTATCGCGGACCGTTTCCCCAACAGCCTTCCGGAGAACGCCCGCAGACTCCAGGAGAAATACAATGAGTTCTTCCGCGGAGGTTCCCCTAATTATGACGTTCTTATTTCTGCAAAATTCGCCAACAGCAATGCCTCTAAGATTGTGACACCTGAGCAGGAGGCAATGATTATCAAGCTGCTCTCTGATCACCGGAATTTTGACAATAGCCAGATCGCCATGGTGTATAACGCCGTAGCCGACAAAATGGGCTGGAAGCAGGTCACCGCCCCGGCCGTCAAGACGTGGCGCAAGAAATATGACCTGGAAACGGCTGCGGGCCGTCTTGGGAATTCCGAGTTCTACAATCAGCGCAGTATGCAGGTCAAACGCAGTAGGCCGACAGCCCCGCTGTATATGTGGAGTCTTGACGGTTGGGACGTTGAGCTTCTTTACCAGAATACTGAAACCAAGAAAGACGGCAGGACCGTCACCACCTATAGCAACCGTCTCACCATTGAGATTGTACTTGACCCCTTCTGTAATTATCCCATAGGTTTCGCTATCGGCGACCAGGAAGACAGCGCTCTTATCACTGCCGCCCTCAGGAATGCAGCCAACCATACGGCTGAACTCTTTGGACGCCGCTACCGCTCCAATCAGATCCAGAGCGACCATTTCGCAATGAAAGCAATGATGCCGATATACGGCGTCGTGGGCGATAAGGTTGTGCCAGCCAAAGTCAAGAATGCAAAGAGCAAGCCGGTTGAAAGATTCTTCCTCTCATTCAATAAGATGTGCCAGCTACTCCCTAACTGGGCAGGCTTCGGCATAACTTCTGACAAAAACAAGCAGCCTAATTCTGACGCTCTCAACCTTATCCGCAAGTCTTTCCCTACCCGCGAAGAATGCATCATGCAGGTCACGAAGATTGTTGAAGCAATGAGGGCGATGGCTCGCGAGAAATACCTTGCAGGCTGGGCAAAGGTGGCAGAAGAAAGGCGTCTCCCGCTGTCGGATGAGCAGTACCTTCTGACATTCGGCACAGAGACAGGGTACAAGAATGCCCTTGAGGGCTCAGGCCTTAATATCCGTCTGCTTGGCGCCAAGCGCTCTTACGACTGCTTTGATATGAACTTCCGCAAGTACCCGCATATTCGCTGGAATATCAAGTACGATCCGGCAGACCTTACCAAGGTACTTGCCGTCAATGAAGACGGTTCTTTGCAGTTCCTTCTGGAAGAAAAGTATGTACAGCCGATGGCCCTTGCCGACCGCAAGCCTGGGGATGCCGAGCAGCTTGCCCGCGTTCGTGAATTCAACAGCCAGGTACTGGAGCCTCATGTAATAAAGACCATCACCGATGCAAGCGATAAGGTTGCTGAACTATTCCATAAGAATCCCCAACTGGATATGCTTCGTCGCGTTTGCTTGTGTGACAGCGAGGGGCAACACAAGGCCCGCCGCAATCAGGCCCGCCTTGAGGCCCCAGAGGCGCAGCCCCAGGCCGAGCCCGTCCCCGTGGAGATTCCCGCCCCTGAGGTCCCGAAGCGGAAGGTGAAAACAGCAGAACTATACTAATCAAATCAAGTTAATATGAAACAGTCAGAAAAACAATCCATTGCGGAGAAAGCCAGGGCTTTTGTCGCAAATCAGGGAAGCCAGAACCGCGCAGCCGCCGTTATCGGTATCAGTGGGGCCACCCTCAGCCAGATCTTAAACGGGAACTGGGAACTTATCTCAGAAGAAATGTGGCGTACCGTCGGTGCAAAGGTCGGTTATGACCCGCGCCAGTGGGTGATTGTGCAGACGGATGGGTACAACCGGATGTATGACCTCCTTTCCGATGCCCAGGAAAACGCTCTTGTATTTGCAGTCACCGGGGATGCCGGGTGTGGCAAGACGCAGGCCATCCGCGAATATGCCGCCAGAAACTCAAATGTCGTGGTCCTGTCCTGCTCCGAGTTCTGGAACCGGAAACAGTTCCTGGGTGAGCTGCTCGCCGCCCTTGGGATTGACCCGGCAGGCCTCACGATTGGGGAAATGGTCTCCGAGGCCGTCCGAACGCTCAAGCGCCGTGAAGGTGTTCTGATTGTCATTGACGAAGCCGACAAACTGAGCGACCAGCCGCTACTTTTCTTCATCACCCTCTACAACCAACTTGAAGATCATTGCGGGATTATCCTTTGTGCGACACAGCACCTGGAGAAAAAGATTCTTTCCGGGGTACGCCGTAACAAGCGCGGATACCGTGAGATATACAGCAGGATCAGTCGCCGATTCATCCCTATGCCGCTTGTGAGCGAAGCTGAGATTGAGGCCGTATGTATCGCCAATGGTATCACAAACAAGAAGACCATCGCCAATATCGCCGAAGACTGTGATGGAGATCTGCGCCGTGTTAAGAAACTCGTGCACGGGGCAAAGCGTCTTGTGGTTGAATCTTCAAACGCCGATTAAACACTGTTAAATGGGACGCGCTATAAGCAACAGGAATGTGTGTGACGCCTCCTTCAAGGTGGCGGATTTTGAAGGGCCTTGGCTTGCCTCCTTTGGCAGGCCAGAGCTCCGCGGTGCGTGGATTGTTTACGGCGAATCCGGCAGCGGGAAAACCCATTTTGCAATGGAACTGCTCAAGTACCTGCTTAAATTCGTGCAGCGCGGAGCCTATGACACCCTTGAGCAGGGCCTTTCCAAGTCCTTTCAGACCGCCTGGTATGATGCCGATATGCAGAGCTGCGGCAATAAGGTAGTGGTTTACTCCAAGGAAGAGATTAGCGACCTGAAAACCCGCCTGCAGAAGCGACGCAGCCCGGATGTGATAGTCATTGATTCCATTACGGCGCTCACTGGCTTCACTCGCCCCGCCTTTGCGGATCTCATCAACTCCTTCCCTGACAAATTATTCATTTTCCTGGCGCACGAAGAAAACAATAAACCCTACCCGGCTATCGCCCAGCACGTCCGGAAACTCTCTGAGGTGAAGGTAAGGGTGGAAGGCTTCAAGGCTTTCGTTACTACTCGCTTCATGACAGAAGACAGCGGCGGCGCGGATTTCACCGTATGGGAGAAAGGCGCGCAGGAATACTGGTTAAACAAGTTATAAATAACGCTCAATATGGCTACGATAATGGACCAACAGCAGAAATGGCTACTCAAGAAATTCCACACCCTTTGTGCCCGCATAGGAATGTCCGCCGACGAAAAGCGGGCGCTTGTGGAGAGCTTCGGCGTTGAGAGCAGCAAAGACATCGACAACCACGACCTTATGGACATCTGCCACACACTGGAAATGCAGCTGAACCCGTCCCTTAAGGAGTTGGATGCCCAGCGCAGGCGCACGATGGCCGCAATAGGTGCGTGGCTCCGCTTTACCGGGCGCGAGGACAATGCCTCCGTCATCAAGGGTATTGCCTGCCGTGCGACGGGGTTTGATGACTTTAACAAAATCCCGGCTGACCGCCTGAAAAACATCTGCTACGCCTTCAACCAGAAGATGAAGGACAGTAAAGCCGTTGACGGCATCGCCCAGGAATATCTGGCAATGGCCGCCGCAATGAAGGGGCAGGCTCCAGGGGCAAGCAAGACCATAGCAAGTTAAATCCAAATCAATACTGTTATGTCAGAAACAAAATCATTCATCAAGCGCGGCTACAAGCCGCAAGGGGTGGCCGCAGTAAGCCACCGCACCGGACATCTCGCTTTCCTGGACGGAACCCGTGTTTATGGGATTGTCCGGGATCCGTATGACTATGACTTCGGCCCTGTCCTTATGCCAACGCTCAAGTCCCTGGACGTGAAGATCGGGGATGCGTCTCTTATCCGCAAATGTGTGGATATCCAGGACTGGAAGACGGAAGAGGTTTTCACCGTGGAATTTGCCCTGGGCAACGTCCTCAATGAGGGCGCCGAAAAGGCCCCGGCATCAGCAAAGAGTATCGCCCAGTTGGCGCAGGAGTTTATGCGCACCGTGGAAGAGCGCTTTGCTGCCGACGGGAAGGACGTAGAGGGCTGCGCCGTCGCCATCTTCATCGGGGAAGACATCGCCCCAGGCGTAATGCAGGGCTATTCCGGGGTATTCGGCGACCAGCGCCGCATCTTCAAGACCATTGAAAACAGCCTCCGCAAGCATCCCAAACTCGCAGGATGGATAAGTGCCGCGGCCCTTGCCGCAAGATTCGGGAAACAACTTTAATCTATCAAATTATGGCAACTAAAAGAACAAAAAAGACCATCCTGTCCGGCGTGACCCGCGAACAGATGGAAGAGGCTTTCGGCGCGTATGCCTCCGCAGATGCTGAAATCGCGAAAATCACCGCCGAAATGGATAAGCAGTTTACTGCCATCCGCGAGAAACACGCAGATCGCTTGGCTGAGCTGGAAAAGACCAAGGAAGAAAACTTTGAGGTGTTGAACGTTTTCGCATCTGAGCACAAGGATGAACTCTTTTCCAAGAAAAAGAGCCTTGAGAGCACGCACGGCACCATCGGGTTCCGCACCGGCACGCCTAAACTCAAGACCCGCAAAGGGTTCACCTGGGCGGCCGTCCTGGAGCTGCTCCGGAACCTTGGGCATACCGCCTACATCCGGACCACCGACGAAGTGGCCAAGGATAAGCTTCTGGCCGACCGTGACAGCGAAGAAACGCAGAAGGTTATGCAGAACTGCGGCATTGACGTAGTGCAGGATGAAACCTTCTATGTAGAACTGAAAAAAGAGTCCCAGGAATAGCCGAATGGAAAAGAGCAGGGCGTTTTCTTATGAAAAGATTGAAGTGTGCAGGAACTGCAACAGCGAGGGGCACGTCCTTGAGGCGGGCAAATCCATTTGGAAGACGTGCCCCGTATGCTGCGGCTCAGGCCTCGTTAAAAAGCACTATGAGGGCACCGTCACAATGGAGCCTTATGAGCGGGACGAATGACCGCCTGAAAGAAAAAAGCCCGCTTCCGAAAAAACAGAAACAGGCTGGCAGTCTGGGGAACTGCCACAAAGTTAATAAGTTTTTTCGGATTTGGGAGCAAAACATCATAAAAATACACTCATGCGGATTAAACACGTCTGCGAGATTACCCAGCAGCACTATGAGCTCGGCAACGCGGCCAAGTGCTACAAGATGGTATGGCAGCGGTATGTTTACCCGGTCTATCCGATGTGCTACCGTACATATCTCTCCTATATCCGAACCCCTTTATCCGGTACCAGCGAGCCACCGGCAGAAGATCCGGCCCAGCTGACACTCTTTGATTGAAAGAACCGCCGCGCAGCATCCTGCACGGCGGTTTGCTTATACAAATGGGTCTTCAAATACGAAGGTGAAGACGTCCCCTGTATTGAGGCTGACCGGGGATGAGGTCAGCACCTTGCCATTCCTGGTATAGGCTGAAAGGTCGTGGCAGAAGGTTGCCCAAACCTCAATATCTTCACAGACCTGTTCGTGGTTGTGGTCCGTGTCGGATTCAAGCTTGACAAGGGTGCTGAAACTGCGGCCTCTTTCATCCGGCCTCCCGGACAAAGTACACAGTGCGTCTTCCATCGCCTGAATCAGCCGGAACCGGTAGAGCACTGCATCTTCATACTGGGTGCCCATCGTGGCAAGTGTGGCCGATATGATGTGCAGCCTGACATCGATACGCGCACGCTTGGCCTTCATGCCGGCCGCCTGCCAAATGATGGGGCTGAACTCGAAGAATACCGCCGGAGTTTGGAAAGGGCGCTGCTGCGTGAGCTGCGCTACATTCTCATTCCAAAGATCGAAGTGACGGATGGATTTCTCGGCCGTTTCGGGGGCCGTATCCGGGCCGTTGGCGGGGAAATAGACCGGAACTCCATCCACATCATAAATAAGCCCCAGACGGGCCGAAATCTCTTTGTACAGACGTTCTCTCATTTGCCGTATTTTTTAACGAGTTGCTCACTCTCTTTTTGAAGATGCTTAAAGACTATTTCGCCCAGGGCCTTCTGGACTTCCGCGTGGTCGCCGATGAACTGGCGCTGCGGCATATTCATCTGCCTTGTATGAGCCTTGACCCGGACCAGCTTGCCGCCAACTTTCCGGACGTGGGAGCGGACATTGCCGGCAAACTTGCCGCCCTCGTTATGGATGGCGGTGTATGGCAGATGCGAAGTGAATACGACGGAATTGCCCCGGACCTCAGAACGGATGCTGCGGCGCATCGCCCCGGTGACAATCAGGATGGAGCCCTGTTTGCCGGCCTTGTTTACCTTGGATACCTTGGTGGGCTGCCACTCCTTCCCGAAAAAGCCCTGCCTGGTGAAGTTACTGTCGAACATCTCCGTCAGTTTCACCCGGGCGTCTCTAAGGATTTTGTCGTAAATGTTTGCCATTTATAGGTTATTTTCTGAATTTTTCTTAATTTTGTGCCGTATGCAAGTACCGGAAGCAGTCATAAAAGAAGCTGGCGAACTTATCAAGCGGTTTGGGAAGCACTTTGAGCACCTTGGCAAGTACGAGGGGCAGGATGTCTTCTTGTTTCTCTTCCCGGATGGTTCTAATACCGGTTTCCCTTTTGTTTACTTGTATAAAGACGGCAGCGCAATTTCAGTTACAGGCTTTGAGGCCCTGGATATTACTGCCCAATTTGATAATTAAGTTTCTCCCTCAAAAATATCCATATATTTAGGGTTGATAATTTTGTTGTCAATCCTCATTATACCTCGGCAGGCATGGATTCTCGTGCCAATCCGCGCCCCGTTTTGGCACAAATAATCCACGTTCCTACTCTCGCGCCCTGAACCTTCGGAGTTATCTCGTTGTGGTTCAATATACCTTAGCTCCCCATCTTTGAAGCGCTGGAGGATTGTCGCATGTCCATAGCCTCGCTTCCACCCGATGGATAATTCATAAACTCCCTCTTCCTTACAGACTTCATCAAAGAACTCTTTGTAACGTTTGGGCGTCATTTCTTTATACTCTTTACCCTTCATCCAATCAACAAGACTCGTATGCTTAGCTTGTGTCCCATCGGGGTTGAGCCATTTTTCCCAAGTCCTCATCCCCGAGCTAAGGTATTCGGATTTTGACCCGGACGTATTACCTTTTGCCGACACTTTTAATCCACGCAAGCGGAGCATATAAGCGGGAGCGCACGTTTGGCAGTTAATATGGTAGGGTATATCGCGACTTTTGACGAAATTGGGGTTTCTGCTCGAAACAACGCCGTCGATAATATACTTTCCCTTGGGATCGGGGATATACTCGGGCACATACTTCGGGTTTGCGCTCTGCTTATCGGCCTGTTCGACAGTCATCACCTTGCCTTTCTTGATTGAGAGGCTTTTTTCAATTTCAATGATGTTCTTAGCGATAGCCTCTTTTTCCTCCTTGGATAGATATTCTGGCATTTCCCCCACCATTTCCTTTATCCTCTTTCCTGAATCCTCTACGGATTCCTCCGCTAATTGCTCTACAACCTTTTTAACTGACTCCGGAGCCTTGAAGTACGGGTGCTTGGGCGGGAAGATCTCCATCTCCTTGCCAGCGTTGTAGCGGAATATCTGCGCCTTGGGGTCCGCGGTGCAGTCATCCCCCCAGGCGGTGGCCGCGTCGCTGTCGCTCACTGCGTAGTCCTCTTTGAGAACCTGGACTACCTGGCAGCGGCAGTTCCATCCATTCGGGGGCAGGTATTTGGTCCAGAACTTATCAGAGGGCGGGAGCGTCACCCCATCGAGGCGGGCATGATCCGAGCGCACCCTTTCATCGCCGGCAGTCCGGTACTGGAGATTGTATTCGTCTCCGTCCTTTGTGAAGTCGTTCCACTTAACGGCCATCTGTGAAGTGTGCACCGCGTGGTTATACTCGGCATACAGATACCGCTGGTTATACTTGGCATCAACGCCCTTCACGTCCTCAGCGAACTTGGCAAAGGGTTTCAACTTCCCTTCGTCATCGGTAAGGGACAGGCCCACCTCGCGGAGAGTGTGGTAGGCTTTGAACCCGGAGAATATAAAGGCGTTGTGCTGCAGGGCGTGTGTCAGTTCTGCCGGCGTCTCTTCCAGGATTGACTGCCCTATGGCCCCGTTAAGCACTTTGTACGTCTCATTGATAAGGGCTTTGCATTCCGGGGTGGTCAGCATCTGGGGCGTCACGCGGCCTGTATTGTAGAGCCTGCGCAGCACGGCCCGCATAATATCCGGATTAAAGGCGATATTAGGCTTTTTCGGGCCGTCTGCGAGACTCAAACCATCTTCGGAGTACAGGAGGGCCACAGCCTTGTTAAAAAGCCTGTAATGGTTCTTTATGGCGTCTTTCGCGGCTTTTTCCGCTTCGGGGTTCTGCTTCGCCGGTTTGTCATCGCCCCCTACTCGAAAAAACTTCCGGAGGTGTCCCGCTCACCGGTAATGGTAATCTTGTATTTGTCCTTGAAGTATTCCGGATCCACGGTGTAATACTGGAGGATGACGCGCTCGATCTCGCGCTGCTCCGCAGGGGAATAGGTGGCGGCATCGTCCCAGTCAAAGGTACGGCCCTTGAGGTCGAAGCCGTGCTTGATCATCTTGGGGATGAGCCTGTCGTTGACGATGTACTTGATAAGTTTGGCATCGGCGGCGCACACGTTCTCAAAGACCTCAAGGTGTGTTTCGCTCTGCGACAGCGAGCTGCCGGAGTCAATGGTCATCGTCTGGTTCAGAATGCCCTTGGAGATTTCGGAATTTGCCCTGTCGATGCGTTTGTCATAGACGTTGTAGGCGTCTCCCCTGGTTGATTCCTTTATCTCAATGTCGGTGCCGTCCGGGAAGAGGCCCCAGGCAGCTGCGCCCATATTCTCAAGCATATTCTCCACACGCTTGAGGTCATCCTGATTCTGCGAAGTGGTCTTGCCGATTCGCAGGGGCATCCCGAAGATCTCACCGAAGACATCCCAGTAGGCGGTCATATTCTTCTTTGAAATTGAGTGCGGGGCGCATTTAAGAAGCAGCCCAAGGTCATAGCGCCCGCCCACCTCCACGCACCAGTCCGAGATAGGGCCGTGCCGGAAGTCTATGCCGCGCTTGATGTTATCGCCGGGGTCTTTGAGCAGCACCCCGTATTCCGGAATGACGTGCCGGCGCGGGACCAGTTCCACGTCGCTGAACTTCCGCACCCCGTTGTCATCGGTGATTACGTCGCCCAACTGGATAAGGGAGTGCCCCCAGTACCGACTATCCAGGGCAAGAGCGATGAAGTCATAGAACCATTGGCTTTCAAAGGTCTTCTGCGCCTCTTCATCTTCATTCCCCTTATCATCTTTGATGACGAAGGCTTTCAGAAGGGTTTTGCCCGTGCGCTGCGAGATACAGCCGGTAAGATGCAGATCCACCAGGGCGTCCGTATAGATGGAATACAGATTGCCGCGGCGCGGGTTCTCCACGCTCAGGGCTTGCTGCCATGCGGCACGCCACTTGGCTACGTCTTGCTTGGTGAGGCTCTGCGTCTTCTGGTCCAGAAGCAGCAGGAGGCTCTTGCGTTTCTGGGTGCTGCCCCCTTCGCCGTTATTCTTTCGGGCGGCGAGGACCAGGGATTCCAGTGTTATCTGTTCAGGCGCCGGAGTCGGGGCCGGCCTATGGAAGAAAGGAAATTTGAACTCCATTCAATAAGCGTTTGAAAAGTGGTTTAATAGTCATATCCCTGGCGGGGCATCGACCCGAATTTCATCACGTTCCCGGAGCCAGAGGCCCCCTCTTCGCTTCCTTCCTGGTATTTAGGGAAGTCCGGCGTAAAGGCGCCCTTCTGGATGTCCTTGAGGCGTGAAATAGCGTTATCATACAGGGTTTGCCTCACATCGTTCCCCATGAACTGCGGCAGCCACATACCAAGGTAGTACAGAGCAATGCTGACGGCCATCTGCACAAGCAGCGGGTTTCGCGCATCCCCTTCGGCGGCAAAGGCCGCGTCGATGTCGTAACGGGAACGGACATAGCCGGCAATCTCTTCCATGGCAGTTTTCTCCGCCTTTTGGCGAATTTCTTCGCTGCTTTGGGTAATGACGGCAAGGTCTTCTTGCCCGGTAACTACCCTGTAATCGTCTGCATTCAGAAACATTCGGCTACTTGGTGTAATAGATTGCCTCCTTGATAATATCCTCGGCCTTCACCCCTTTCTTATAAACGCCTTGGGCGCATAGGGCGCGGATGTGTTTTTTACTCACACACATCGGCCGCCCGGAAAGCACGATAACGAAACGCCTTTCCCCTGTCACCTTCGCAAGTTTTTCCGCGAGGCGGACCTGCTTGCGAAAACGTGCGGCGAACACCGCCGCCTTGAAAAACTTCTTAATTCTCTCTACCATACGTTTTTTGATGTTTTACGCATTCCGTAAACGGGCTGGAACTCCCGCTGACGCACGCGCTGTTGAAGAATATAGATTGCGCCTTCATCGGCATCCGGGGCATCGTCGTGCCCGCTCATACCTTTCTCGAAGGCAAGTGTCTGCTCAAGACCGGCCTGCATATCTGGGTCGTCCCGCTCTTTTTCGCTGTAATACACGAAACCGCGCTCCCACAGAGGGGAAACGGCTTCAATGCGCTGGAATTTGTCCGGTTTCTTTCGTTTGTCTGCCCGGATGGGGAGCTGATACCCACGGATCTTGCCCTCCCTGGTGAATTCGTCAAGCAGGGTATCCTGCAGGAAATTCGCCTCGATGTAATACTCGCAGACGGCACCGGCTTCAATCATCTTTTCGTGCAGGTCATAGAACCAGCGGACCATCTCCGCGACGGAACATTGACGCACGAAGGCCTTGAGGTGGTGAAGGTCCGTCCCGGTCTTCCCCCACAGTTTAATGGCCTTGAAGTCATTTTTGGTGGAGCTCTTGAAAGAGGGGTCGCAGTAGGCCACCAGGCAGTCATAACGCGCGAGCGGCAGCGGCTTTATCCACTTGATCCAGTCATTGCGGAAGACGGCCCCCTCCGTGATGGGGTTATTCATCATTTCGCGCTGGAATGAGATATACCCCATAAATCGGGCCTGTGCCTGGATCTCTTCGATGGTCCACTTCTCTTTCCAGGACGGTTCCCCGTGTTTATCAATAGCGTTGACCTCAGAGACAACTACGCCTTTGGACGCCAGGAAGTTTGCAAGAACACTGTTTTTGCCGATGAGGTTGCCTACCATAATGAAGCGGCCGCGTCCTCCGTCAAGTGTCCCGAAAAGGGCCTCTTTTACCCATTTGGTGAGCCTTTTGACGCGATCCGGATTGTTGACCAGCTCGTCATCGTCAAGGTCGTCTATGACCACGTAATCGGGCCTGTGGCTCTTGTGCCGGAGTCCGCGCGGGGACTGTCCCCGGCCACGGGCGAAGAAAGCCACGTCATCCTGGGTGATAAATTTCCCGTCCTGCCAGGAGCCTTCACACTTCTGCGGGCCAAAGTCAGCGATGTAGCGCTGGTTGAACTCCAATTCGGCCTGGATGTCACCGAGAAGGGTGTTTGCGTTCTCTTCGGACTTACCCACCAGAACCATACAGTATAACTCGTTCTGGGGCTTCAACCACATCGGGATGAATATGTCAAAGTGGGTGCTCTTGGCATGGCCGCGTGCCCACTTTGCCCCGTACTGGATAGTACGGTTTTTCTTTATGGTGTTTGCGGCCTTTATATGGAACGGGGCGCACTCAGTATGCTTGCCGGTAGCCGGATCATCCGTGTAATGGGGGAAGTAGTAGTTGACAAAGGCGGCGTAATCGGCCAGGAGACGCTTGATGCGGGCGCGTTTCTGCGCGGGCGTCTCCTGAGTAGGAACGACCGTATTGTTCTGCACCGTCTCACACCAGTGCTTCCACTCTTGCAGGGCTTCTTTCCTGGATACCTGGGATGCCATACGCTAAACTACCATTTTGTTGCCGAGCATTTCAAGGATGTACTTGTTCTGGTACTTGTTCACCATCTTCCGGAACTCGGCGGTGATTTCCGGGTCGGTCTCAGACTGGTATTCCAGCCACTTGCCGAAAGCCATAAAGCACTCGATGAAATCTACGACGGACGCTTCCTTGTCGAGCTTGTTGATGGTTGATGACAGTTTGGCCAGCTGGTCCGCTATACCTCCTGCGGATGAGAGGTTTTCCGGTTCCAGGTCGCCCAGCTTCTCGGCGAGCTTGTTGATGGAGCGCAGGACGTTATTAACGACCTCCTTGCGTGTCAGTGACTGTGCGGCGCGTTTCTCGCCCCATAAGCATTCCTTGGCCCAGGCGCTTATTGTGTTTGCCGATACGCCCACTTTTTCGGCGATTTCCTTCTGGGGAATCCCCTGCATGAAAAGGGCTTCGGCAAAGTCCTTTTTCTCTTGGTTAACTCTGTTTGCCATTCATGGTAAATCTTGGTTTAATGTGTTTACGATGGCACAAAAATGACATATTCGGGGCCGAAAGAAAAATAAAGTGTAAATTCTTTACACTCTGTTTGATGTTCCTTGCTTTTTCGCTCATTTTCGCGGTGAAAATATCGCGGAGTGGAGCAGTCCGGTAGCTCGCAAGGTTCATTCCCTTGAGGTCGCGGGTCCGAATCCCGCCTCCGCTACAAAACCCCTTTTTGCGACCGTTGCGGCGGTGAGCCCCGGCAAGACCCGCCGCAACATTTTTAACAGAAACGAATGGCAAAAGAAGCTGTAATCTCCACAAGCGCACTCAACTGCTACGGTACGCGGGTTCTCACATCAGGGACCGACCTGGAGCAGTACCGTAAGAACCCTGTCCTTTTATATATGCACCGGCGCGGCGGGCGCGATGACATGCCCATCGGCATCATCGACAACCTCCGCGTAGACGGGGATGTCATTTATGGCACCCCTAAATTCGACGGTGACACCGAAGAGGAAAAGAGGATTGAAGCCAAGTGGGAGAGGGGCACCCTCAGGATGCTGTCCCCCTACTTTGACATCATCGAGACATCCGACGCCCCCGACACGCTCGTTCCCGGGCAGACCCGCCCGACTGTCACCAAGGCAAAGCTGGTGGAAGTCTCAATCGTGGACATCGGAGGCAACGACGAAGCCCTGCAGGTACGCCTGTCCCGTGACGGCAAGGCCCTCACCCTCGCTCTGGGCGAAGAGTGTGACGCCCTGCCCCTTCTGAAAGACAACACCGCCCAGGAGCCGGAACAGGCGCCGGGCACAGATTCAACAAAACCCAATAAACCATCAATTACCATGGAGAAAATCCTTTTGAAGCTCGGTCTGCCCTCAAACGCAACCGAGGACCAGGCCCTCGCCGCCATCGATGCACTGATGGGCGAGAACAGCCAGATGAAGCTTGCCCGGATCGGCGACGCGGTGGATGCCGCCATTGCTGAGCGCCGTATCACGGCAGAAAAGAAAGACCAGTTTATCGAGCTCGGCAAGAAAGCCGGCATCGAGGCGCTCAAAGCGAACCTCGCCCTGTTCACCCCGGCCCCCAAGCCCATCGACATCGTGGGCGGTGGGAAGCCCGAAGGCGGCGCTGTCGCCCTCAAGTGGGAAGACCTCAGCGCAGAGCAGATCGCCGACATGCGCGCCAACGACAAGGACGGATACATCAAGCTCTACAAGGAGCATTACGGATTCGCCCCCGAAATCTGACAACACAAAAAAACAATTTCGCTGAATGAAAAAGATTTTTGCACTCCTTGCAATTTTCCTGAGCATCGCGGTGAACTCCGTGATGGGCGCCGGCCTCGCCTCCGTCGTGGGGGTCTCGCCCGCCATCGGCGCGGTAGCGCTCAACGGTGTCGGCTTCGTTGCCGGTGCCCTTAACCTCATCCCCGAAGGCATCGCCCGTGCCGGCATCTTCACCGAGATCTGGACCGGCGAGCTTATCAAGGCTTTCCGCAATGAGGATTCCAGTGTCGGCTGGTACAATGCCATCCGCAGTTACGACCAGTATGTCAACCACGACGTTATCCATTTCGTTGACCTGGGCGGCGATCCTACCGTGCTTGTAAATAATACCTCTTACCCTCTTGAAATCGAGGAACTGAGTGACGGAGACAAAGCGGTATCCCTTGACAAATTCCAGTCGAAGCCCACGCGCATCACCGATGACGAACTGCACGCCAGCTCTTATGACAAGATGGCCGTGGTCATCGAGAAGCACAAAGAGAAATTCGATGAGGTGAAGTACAGCCGTGCCATCCACGCGCTCGCCCCTGCCCAGAACGCAGCCAAGACTCCGGTTCTCAAGACCACCGGCGAGGCAGACAGCAACGGCCGCAAGCGCATCACCCGCGCGGACGTCATCGCCCTTAAGAAGGCCTTCGACAAGATGCGTATCCCCAAGGCGGGCCGTATCCTGGTGCTCTGTGCCGACCACGTTGCCGACCTTCTGGAGACCGACCAGAAATTTGCCAACCAGTATTACAACTACGAGAACGGCAAGATCACGAAGATGTACGGCTTTGACGTGTATGAATTCGACGACACGCCGCTGTACACCCTCTCCAATCTCCATAAGGTGGCCTATGGCGCCGTAGCCAGCGAAGGTGACATGCAGGCTTCCGTGGCCTTCACCACCAAGCGTGCCATGCGTGCCAACGGCTCCACGAAGAGCTATCTCAAGGAAGCCGCCGACGATCCGCAGAACCAGGAGAACCTGTTCTCGATGAGGACCTATTCCATCTGCCTGCCGCTCAAGGCAGAAGGCCTCGGCGCCATCGTCAGCGACGTTGCCGAAGTGGAAAGCAACGGCTAAACCTGACCTGCCAGAATGAAAAGGGAGCTGAAATACCTTGTTATTCACTGTACTGCCACGTGCGAAGGACGCGAGGTGACAGCCGACGAAATCCGTGCGTGGCATACAGCTCCTGAACCGAAGGGGCGCGGGTGGAAACAGGTAGGGTACACCGACCTTTTCCATCTGGACGGTACAGTAGAAAGGCTCGTTGACAACAACGAAGACGCTTGGGTGGACCCTTGGGAAATCACCAACGGCGCTGCGGGCTACAACAGCGTAAGCAGGCATATCGTCTATGCCGGCGGTTATGCCGGGAAGGTCGAAACCGACCCGAAGACCGGCCGCAAGAAGTATGTGATTTCAACCGATTCCAAGGGCCGCAAGATAACCAAGGACACCAGGACGGACGCCCAGAAAAAGGCGATGGCAGACTATGTAAGAGATTTCCACAAGAGATATCCCAACGTCCGCATCGTAGGTCACAGGGACTTTCCCAATGTAGCGAAGGCCTGTCCGTCCTTTGATGTCGCCTCCTGGCTCAAGGAGATAGGCGTGGAACAATAGCCGAATGGAACACCTGACAACAATAATCCTCGCGATTATCGCCATAGTCGAGGCCCCTCTGACGGCCTGGATCTCTTCCAAACTCCTGAAAGGGAAGTATCAGGAAGAAATCAAGAAACTGCACGAAGAGGTCAGGACTATGCAGGAGGATGTCCGCTCACGGGAACTGACCAATGACAAAACCGTCATTGAAATGACGATGAAGTATGTGGTCGAGCCGGTGAAGATTGAAATGATGTCCATGCGTAAAGAAATAGGGAAACTGAAAAATGCGATTGAAAAGATACCCACTTGCCCCCATTCTGCTACTTGCCCTGTCTCTGCAGAGCTGCGGCGCATTGAAGACGCTGACGCGGCGCCAGGAAAGCCTGGAAGAAAGCGCAAGCCTTCAAGCGGAGCAGATCCGGAGGATTGAGCAGTCCGTTTCGGCAGTCCGTGAAGAGGTCTCCAGTATCCGGATACAAGAAAGCCGCGAAACCAGGACTGACAGCGCTGCTGTCGTGGAAGTGGTTACGGAAGTATTCGACACCACGCAACCCGCCGACAGTGTGACCGGAACCCCTCCCCTTAAGGAGCGTACTACCGAAAGGCGGAACGTGGGAACCCGTCGCAATGAGACTGCGACCGTGAAAACACAGACCGATGCGATGGCACGGCAGGCAGAGGAAGTCCGCACCGATGACGGCACCGAAACAACCGTCCAGGCTGATTCCCAGATGCAGGCAGAGTCACATACCGAAAGCAAGCAGAAACGCGGTCTGAACTGGTGGCAAAAAACCCTTTGCGGTATTGGAGGGGCAACCCTCGCACTGCTCCTGTTATGGGTAATCTTCCAAGTGGTCAAACACTATTTGAAACCTTTATAAACACTGTGCAATGGCAAATAATAAATCCAAATTCACGGAAAAGGCCGCGGCTGTGTTCGCTGCCCATCCTGAATTGTCCGAGGTGCATATCACCTCTGACGGCACGGCTTTCCCTATGCTCTGCAACGCCAAGAACCACGCAAAGACGCTCAGGGGCAAGACCGTCGAATCTTACCGCAAATCCAAGACCGAGCCGTTTGCTGAGATTCTCAAACTTGAAGACGGCTCTGTCGTAACAGCAAAAGAGAACTAAGCAATGGCCCAGAAACTTACCATTACCAGGACCAACGGCAATGTCCCCCGCAAGCTTGCCGGGGAGGACCACATTTCCGGCCTTGTGTTCTACAGCAGCACCCTGCCTTCCGGTTTTTCGGCCAACGACCGAATCAAGCCCATCTCCAGCATTGAGACCGCGGAGGCCCTGGGTATCACATCGGACGCCGATGCCTGGAACACCAAGGTGCTCCACTACATCCTTTCCAGCATCTTCAATATCAACCCCGGAATCAGCCTGTATGTCAGCATCCAGACGCCTACGGCCAACAATCCGACCTTCTCGGAAATCAAGGCCCTGCAGAACTATGCCGGCGGCCGCCTCCGTCAGATTGGCGTGTGGGACGGTACTACCGCATTCTCTGCCGCGAACCTCCTTGCCCTGAAAGCCGTGCGTACCGCGTTAGAGCAGCAGGACAAACCGGCTCTGATTCTCTACGCCCCCAAGGTGACGAATATCACCGAACTGCCCACCGACGTTGCCGGCACCGCCCCGGGTGTTGCCGTAGTAATCGGACAGGATGGCGCAGGGGTGGCTGCAACCCTTATGGCTGCAGGTGGCAACCAGAAGCCTTCCGTCACCGCCCTCGGCGACCTCCTGGGCGTAGTGTCGCTTGCATCCGTGCATGAGTCCATTGCCTGGGTGGAGAAATTCCAGACAGGAATTGCCGTGCCGGCATTCAGCGACGGCAAACTTTATCGCGACCAGGACAGCGCCCTTATCGAGCAGCTGGACACCGCGCGTTACCTCTTCCTCGTGACGTATGACGGCTATGCCGGTTCCTACTTCAACGACTCCCACACGATGGACAACGCCACCAGCGACTACGCCTATATCGAGAGTGTCCGCACAATGGATAAGGCCTGCCGCGGCGTCCGTGCCTACACGCTGCCCAAGCTGGGCCGTCCTCTCACTGTGGACGCATCCACCGGGCAGCTGGAAACCCACGTTGTGGAAGACCTCCAGACAACGGCCAACAAAGCCCTGGAAGATATGGAGAAAGCCGGTGAACTCAGCGGGTTCAAGGTGGAAATCGACCCCGAACAGAACGTACTTTCCACTTCTGAGGTGGAGATGGTCATCAAACAGGTAGGCGTTGGTGTGATGCGTAAGCTCAACATCAAGATCGGCTACACCCTGAGTGTCTAACATCAAAAACAGAAGACAATGAACGGAATTCCACTTATTAACGGAGTAGAATACAGTTGGGGCGACATCGTCACCGCCATCAACGGCAATCCGGTCGTGGGTATCACCGGCATCCAGTATGAGGATGACCAGGATGTGCAGAACAACTACGGTGCCGGGCGCAACCCGGTTTCCCGCAGCAAGGGACGCATCACCCCCGCCGCCAAGATCACCCTCTACGTGAGCGAAGTGCTCGCCATCCAGAGCCAGAGCCCGACCGGGCGCCTGCAGGACATTGCGCCCTTCGACATCACCGTTTCCTACATCCCGGAGGATGGCAAGATCCATACGGACAAAATCCGTAATTGCCAGTTCAAAAAGAACTCCCGGGACTGGAAGGAGGGCGATATGAACCACGAGGTCGAGCTTGACCTTATTCCTTCCCACATCGACTGGGGTAGAATCTAAACCAACGTATCATCAACCGCAGGGGCGGTGAAGAGCCGCCCCCGCTTTTAACATTTGGAGCAACATGAGTAACAAGGTAAACAACTTCAAAGAAATTAACGGCGGCATCTCCGCTGAACAGATCAGCGCCTGGAAGAATCAGCACGGGCGTATCTCCGAGGTCCGCGTCACGGACCCCGAACTGTGTGAAACACACATCGGCTACTTCAAGCGCCCGGACATGAAGACGATGGAGGCCGTGAGCGCAACATCCAAGACCAACGAACTGCGAGGCTCGCAGGTCCTGTTTGACAACTGTTGGCTTGGAGGCTCCAGCCTCCTGCAGTCCGACGCCATTATGAAGATGGAAGCGCTGGCCGCATTGAGTGAAATCTTCAACAAGGCTACCCACGAGTTAAAAAACTTGTAGAGGCATACCAACTTGGCGATGACGAAGAGAAAGAAGACCCTTCGGCCATAGCCAAGGGGTGTGCCTTGATAAGGGCAAACTTCGGTATTGACCCGGCGAGCCTTGAATGCGATGAATGGGCGATGCTATTTCAGCAGGCTGTTTGGCTGGAGAATAAGAGGCTTGAGAATTTTGCAAAGGTGCTTACCAAGTTGCTTACCCCGGCGAAGAATTAAGCACGTCTTTCTTTCTTCTGGAAGAATTCGCCAAACCAATACTTGAGAAACTCCCAGCACAGCCAACCGAGGCCGACAAAGAAGATAATCGATATGATAACGGCGAACATAGTATAAACCCTTTTCAAGAGCAAATATACAAAATTTCTGCCATAACAAAAAAATGACCAATTATTCTTTCAATTATTCTTTCAATGTTTCAGGGAACTGCAACGCGGCGATCAAAGAAATCGCCGAGAATGTTGATACCCTGAACAGGAAAGTGAGAAAGAGTACCGGTTTTTTTGACGAACTTGGGAATAAGCTGCTCACGCTGACGCAAGGGGCTCAATATCTCCAGAACCTGAACCAGGCGATCCAGGATATGAATGCCCCTGGCGCGGCGCTCAATGCGTCAATGGCAGATCTTGCCGCAATTTCCGGGGCGGCCGGGCAGGAATTGAAGACGATTGAACAGTATGCCAGAAATACGGCTAAAGCCTTCGGTATTTCCGCATCCCAGGCCGTTGAATCATACAAACTGCTCCTTTCGCAGTTGTCCCCGGAACTTACAAAGAACTCCGAAGCGCTCAATGCCATGGGCACCAATATCGCCATCCTCAGCAAGACGATGGGCGGTGATGCCAGGGCCGCTGCGGAAGTCCTGACAACCGCAATGAATCAGTACGGCGTTTCCCTTGCCGACCCTATGGAGGCGAGCCGGAAGATGGCCGAAATGATGAATATAATGGCTGCTGCAGGGCGCGAAGGTTCCGCGGAACTTCCAGCTATCAAGGTCGCCCTGGAGCAGTGCGGTATGGCCGCAAAAGCGGCGGGGGTTTCATTTGCTGAGACAAACGCAGCAATCCAGGTACTTGACAAAGCCGGCAAGAAAGGCAGCGAAGGCGGTGTCGCCCTCCGTAATGTTATGACCACCCTTGCCCGTGGTCGGTTCCTTCCTAAGGACATCCAGAAGGAACTGACCGCTGCCGGAGTGAATATCTATAAGCTCACAGATAACACAAAGAGCCTAACGGAGAGACTGCGCCTACTGCAACCGGTTATGCAAGATCAGGCCTTGTTCAGCAAACTATTCGGACGTGAGAACGTAAATGCGGCTATGGCCCTGGTACAGGGTATCGATAAAGTTGACCAATGGACGGAAGCCATATCCGGAACCAACACAGCCGTAGAGCAGTCCCAAATTATTATGGATACTTACAACGAGCGTCTTGCCCGGGTCCAGGCCAGGTTTGATGACTTGAAGATTTCCATATTCAAGGCAACCGGGGATATGGGGGTCTGGTTTACTGTTATATCCCAGGCCCTTATTCCAGTATCACAACTTGTTCCTTTATTCTGGGGGCTGTTCAAAGCTATGGCCGCAGTCAAGGCCCTTAATTGGGCCGGGATGTGGAAAAAGACGCTTGCAAGCATTGTGGCGGTCCAGCTCCGTATGAACATCTTCAAGTATAGTTGCATCCAAGCCGGCGGCGCCTTCCAACTCTTCCGGGCTATGGCAGTCAGCGCTTGCCGCGCAATCAGCGTGGCTATAATGAATATCCCCATTGTGGGATGGATTGCTGCCGGTATAGCTGCCGTCATCGCGCTTATCCAGTTGCTTTGGAATAAATGCAAGGGCTTCCGGGTGGCAATCTTTACTGCACTTGAGGCCATCAAGGCGATTGGCCGTGTTATCTGGCAGGGCATTCAGTCCCTTGTGCAGCGCATTGTCGGCATCGTAAAGGGTATTGTGGATAAGATAAAAAGTTTTATCAACAGCATCGTTACCGCCATCAAGACAGCAATACAAAAGGTCAAGAGTTTCTTTGCTAAAATCGGAGAGTGGGTCGCTGGGATCTTTTCAAAGGTGTGGGAGAAACTCTCCAAATTCCTTTCCCCTTTTGTGGAAGCATTCAGGAAGGCTGCGAATATGGTGAAGGGCTTTTTCTCCAAGATATTCAACTGGTTTACTGATAAGCTCTACGCAGTTATTAACTGGTTTATCGATAAGTATAACTGGGTTGCCAGAAAGTTGGGATTTGACGAGATTGCCCGCCTTGGCCGTGAACGGGCGGAAGAAAGCTGGGCTAATGACCACCCGGAAGCTGGGGATAAGTTTGCCATGCCGGAGTATGCCGATGCGGGTGCCGCGGGGGACAACGGCGGTGGGACAGACCCCATTTCTGGGGGTGTGAATGGTATCGGTGGCACGGCTGACAAATCGGACCGCATCAAGAATATCAATATCACCATTGACCGGCTTATCGATAAGTTCACCATTGAGACAACCAACATGAAGGAAAGCAGCGAGCGCATCCGTGATATGGTCGCGGAGGCCCTTCTTTCCGCCGTGAATGACGTTAACCTTGCGGTAGGATGAGAGACTACGGCTTGCATATAAGTATCGGGGACGCCCGTTTTGTGGCCGCTGCCATGGGGCAGCTGCTCAGGGCCAAACTGTACCGGTTCGGCGCCAGGGCCGGTACCGGCGAAGATCTCAACGAGAACCGCAAGGCTGGATACGGGCTCGCCGAACTGGGGTATCCGGCAATGCCATCAGTGCAGCGTACCGGGGACGCCCCCATATCGCTTGCCGAGGATGTTGCCAATGATGCCGACTACTGGCTGGGCCGCTACACGCTCACGGACCTTGTGGTGCGCGTCCCCGGGAAGGGCGTGCTCCTGATCAACGACGCAACGGTGAGTGTTTCCAAGCAGAAGGAGATTGTGAAGACCGCGCTTGTGGGCCGCAAAGGGACCATCAAGGAATATATCACCGATGGGGACTACCAGCTTACTATCAATATCGGCGTTGTGGCCGTGGACTCTGAGAACAAGCCGATAGATCAGTACCCGGAGAAAGCGATGGCGGTGCTCCGTGAGATCTTCGAGCTGGACGAATCCCTTGAGGTGAGCAGCGCTTTCCTGGACGTTTTCGGAATCAACCGAATTGCCGTCACCGGTTTCAGCGCTTCGCAGATGACCTACAGCAACCGCCAGACGATTGAGGTTTCAGCCCTGTCGGATGATGACTATATCATACAGTCAACGGACTATTAAACGGTGTTTGAACTATGCTTAAACTCTGTGCAAAGGTGGAAATAAAAAGCGCGAAGACTTGGGTCTTCAACCAGATTACCGCGTGCGAAATCGTGCGCGATATGGATGCGCTTACCACCACCTGCACACTTACCCTTCCGCGCAAAGCCCAGTGGCAGGGTGAGACCTCCAACCCGCTTCGTCGCGGCGACCCCGTGACCGTGTGGCTCGGGTATGATGACGATTTGCAACTTGCCTTCAAGGGCTATATCCTGCAGAAGGGCTTCAAGGCCCCGCTCGTAATCAAGTGCGAGGATGAAATGTACAGTCTCAAGCAAGCCTCGGCCACAAAGAAGACATATTCAAGCGTCACCCTGGAAACCCTCCTGAAAGACCAGAACCTGCCCTGTAAGGTCAAGGTCCTTGGGGAGCAGAACGTTGGCCAGTACCGCGTGAACGTGGAAACCGTGGCCGAACTCCTGGGGCATCTGAAAGAAAACAGCATCCGCGCATTCTTCCGTCTTGAGGACGGGGAACCGGTCCTGTATTGCGGGGTTCTCTTTGAGCATAATGCCGGGCTTGCGCAGGTCTTTGAAACCGGGGTGAACCTCATTTCTGATGAAAGCCTTGATGAACAGAAGGCGGAGGATGTGAAGATAAAGCTGAAAGTCATATCCCTGCAGCCGGATAACAAGAAAATCAAGGTGGAAGTGGGCGACAACGGCGGGGACCGCAGGATGGTCCACTGCTACGGAAAAAGCGAGTCCGAGGCTAAGGCCTGGGGCGAGCAGGAACTTAAGCGACTCAAGCGGGATGGCCTCACTGGGTCCTTCACCACCTTCGGGGCGAAACTCCTGGACTGCCTTGATATTGTGGGTATCAAGATTGACGGGGAAAAGAAAGGGAAGTACCAGGTTCAGAAGAATACGATAACCTACGGGTCGGGAGGATTCCGTCAGGAAATAACACTTGGAGCAAGAGCCGGAGAATGACTATTGCCGACATCATAAAGACTATTGCCCGGCAAGGCGGGGAATTCTACCACAAGATCTGCACGGTAGATAGTGTGGATGAGGATGCCCGCACCGTTGACTGCACCCCCATCGATGAGGGGGCGCAGCTGATAGGCGTGAATCTCCAGGCCAACCAAGGCAACGACTGCGGGGTGGTCCTCTTCCCTGCTGTAGGCTCTTATGTCCTGGTCGGCTTTCTTTCGCCCGCTGTGGCCGTTGTCCTGCTTGCGGATGAGATTGATAAGGCTGAGGTTAAAATCGGCGATAATAAGGCCGTAATGGACGCTAACGGGGCAGAACTTACCACAAAGAAAGTTACGGCCACTATGACAGAAGACAAAGTGAGCATTGATGCGGACGGTACCACGCTTGAGCTGGAGAAAAACAAGACCATATTCAACGGAGGTTCTGAGACTATGGCCAACGCTAATGACCTAAAGCAGCAACTGACAACGATGTCCGGGCGCATCGATGCCATCATTAACGCTTTCAGTTCTGCCGGGGTCGCACCGATGGATGGCGGGGCAACGTTCAAGGCTTCCTTGATGGCCACTCTTGCCCCCCACCTTGCGAACAAAGAGAACTTTGCAAACATTGTTGACGATAAGATAAAGCACTGACAATGGCGTTTGATAAAAATAAGATTACGCAGCAGCTTGTAGCCGGTTTCGGGAAAATTGCTTCTGAGGCCAGCGCCAGCAACCCTGCGACAAAGATTGTGGCGGATACTATAGCAGCTGCCATTGCAACGGCCATTGCCGACGTTGCTGTGACAGGAACCGCCACCGTGGACGGCAAGAGTGGAACTATTAGCGGCACCCTTCAATGATAGGTTTGGTAATAGACGTTGTTTCCGGGGATTTGCTCATACAAGGCGGGGCCCTTGTCCTGGGTGAGACATCGCAGCAGACCATTGAGCACATCATCCGCGCCGGGCGCGGGGAATTTCGCGAAGAGCCCCTTATCGGGGCTGAGGTGGCACGGATGAGGCACGGGGTTGAATCCCGCTTATGGTGTGCCGCCGCAAAGAATATGTGCCGCGCCGCCGGCGTACCGGTTACGCGCGTGAGTTATGAAGACGAATCTACGATAAAGGTTGAGTAATGAAAATTGCAGTTTCAGACAGGCAGTGTATTGCCGACATCGCCCTGCAGGTGTGCGGGTCCTTGGAAGGGGCCTTCGCCATCGCGGAGCGCAACGGCCTTTCCCTCACCGACGATTTGGCGGTGGGCCAGGTCCTGAACTATGAACTTGCCGACATGCTCAACAAACAAGTGGTGCGCCGGTATGAGGCCGACGGGGTCACCCCGACAGCAGCGGCCAGCGACGCCCTGGTTCTTGCCCTTATCACTATGCCGGTGGAGGCCTCCGGCGTTGAAGAGGTCCTTGCCGCCGCAGATAAGGCCGCCCCGGTGACCCTTACCAAGATATTTACCAATCAGTTTGATATACAGATGGCTTAAACAATTTTCACAATGAAACAGGCATTTAACACAGCCGAACATCGCGAGACTGCGATTACCATCCGCGACGCGATTATGGCAAAGAGCGTGACCGCTCAGATGGTAGGCGGCACGATGCTCGCCCTGGTGGAGGCTTCGGGCGAAATAATTGAGGCCCTCGGCAACTTGGAGACGGAACGTGTCACCGTCAAGGTCAATGCCTACGATGGCACCCAGCGCGTCAGCGTGGCCGGCGCCAAGGTTTACATCGACATCTTCTGCAATAGTGGCGTGCCGAACTTCGCGGTGCCCCGTAAGGAGGTGGAAGTGGATGAAAACGGCGAAGTATCCTTTGAGGTTTACAAGGGATTCAAGTATGCTGTATTCTCAAAGCTTACCGGCCTTTCCGCATCCTTCCAGCTTACCTACGAGGCCTGCCAGGATGCAAGGACTATTGAGCTTTGGCATTTCCCTATCGGGGTGTTTATGCTCGGCCGCGTAGGTTACTATAACGAGGATACCGATCAATATAGGTATGTCCCTTATGTAACAAGTGGATACAGTTCGGACCACTCTTCCGCCCAGGAGTGGGATATGCAGGAGGGGGAAACCGCTGATGAAGATTACTACGACAGTATCCTTGTGGCAACGGCCGAAACGGCCTTTGCCATTGACCAAAACACCAAGGCAGACAGCACGATGCCTTGGGTGGGTAATCGCTATTACGGCAAGCTTATCCCTGCACTTCCGGCATTCAATGATCACACTTGCGAGGACTGGGAAGCGGCTCAAGCTGCTGCACGCGCAGATTATAACGGGAATCTTAACACCGCAAAGATTCTGGAGTTCTGCCGGGACGCAAAAGCGGCTGAGTATTGCGCCAATGTCTGGGCAGCGTATAACAGGCAGCTGTTCCTTCCGTCTGCCGGCCAACTGTACTTGATGTATCTGAATAAGGCTGCAATCAACGCTATTATGACAGATGCCAATGATGAAGGTGGGCTTGAGTTTGACCTGCTCGATAATAACTGGTATTGGTCATCCACCCAGTATGATGAGTGGTGCGCGTGGGGCGTGTACCTCATCAATGGTATCACGTTCGACTACTATCGTTTCTACGACATCTACGTGCGGGCGGTCTCCGCTTTTCATGATTATTCTTCTTAATCTTTCAGCCTTTCCTCCGCGTCTCTCTTAGGAGGGACGCGGAGCGAAAAATTTTTGGGAGAATCAGAAAATCAGTAACTTTGCATCCGGGTATGACAGACAGCAACAGAACTCAGCAGACAGCCGCCGACCAGCGCGTTTACAAGAGGGCCTTCGAGCTCGCAGACACCCTGTGCGCCCAGGCCGACAACGTGCCGGTCAAATGGCGCCGTGTGCTGTGGGAAAAGACGCTGGACGTAGCAATGGACCTTCTGGCAAGGATTGTCTATGCTTATGATGAGAAAGCGCCTAAAACAAGGCTTGCGCACCTTGACAGGGCGCTCAGTCAATTCACGGTGCTCAATACATACATATCCCTTTGTAACAGGCATCAGGTGCTGCCGTTGCAGAAACAAACGAATATAGCTGAACTTATGACTGATATTTCCCAACAATTAGGCGGCTGGAGAAAAGCCACAGCCAGAATGATTACGAGTGTGTAAGCGGGTGGCCCGGCGGCCACGGCTTCCGGGCGGGAGCAATTTTCTTAATGAAAAGGTCTGCGTACTCTCATTTAGAGTTAAGAACAAGGCAACCGCAGAATACCGGGCACGGAGTGGTGCGCGTGGAACGTGAACCTCAACAATGGTAACACGAACAACAACAATCGTAACAACAACAACTACGTGCGGGCGGTCTCCGAATTTCATTTGAAGATGGAAAACACAACAATGGGAAATATCAGCATAAGTTTTTCAAGTCTCCTGGACGCATACCAGGACTGCAAGCGCAACAAGGCCAGCACGCCCAGCTGTGTAGCCTTTGATATGCACTATATGCAGAACCTGGTAGCGCTCAGGGATGAGATAAACGGGGCCTTCTATGAGCCAGGCAAATCCATCGCTTTTGTTGTTCACCGCCCTGTTGACCGCGAAGTCTTCGCTGCTGATTTCCGTGACCGCATAGTCCATCATTGGATTGCCCTCCGTATTGAGCCCCTGCTTGAGAAGATCTTCATCGATGCGTCCTTCAACTGCCGGAAGGATAAAGGAACGCTCAACAGTATTTACTATCTCCACGACCTCATAAAAGCCAAGTCCCAGGATTACACCCGTGATTGCTGGGTGCTCAAATGGGATTTGAAGGGCTTTTTTATGTCGATTAACCGCCAGCTGGTATGCGATAAACTCTGCGCGTTCCTGAAAGAATCCTATAAAGAGGATGACCTTGATACGCTGCTGTATCTGTGCCGGGTTACCCTGCTCAACGCCCCTGAAAAAAATTGCATCCTGCGCGGTGACCCGTCAGAATGGGCGACGCTGCCGGCGAACAAAAGCCTGTTCACCGTCCCGGATGGCTACGGCCTTCCTATCGGCAACCTGCCTTCTCAGCTGGTGGCTAACTTCCTTCTGAACGACGCCGACCATTTCCTGCAGGAAACGCTGGGAATCTCCATCGACCGCTACGTCGATGACTGCGCTGCTGTCGATGAGGATGAGCAGAAGCTTCTGCTTTCGATGCCCCTGCTGAGGGAGTATCTATGGAAGAGTGCCCAGGTGACCATTAACCCGAAGAAATACCAGATACAACACTATTCCAAGGGCATGAAGTGGGTTGGCGGCGTGGTGAAGTTTGACCGGCTCTATTTGTCGAACCGCACCGTGGGCGCCGCCTATGACCGCGTCTTTTTCTTCAATCGCTTCGCGGAGAAATACCCCGAGCGGATGAAGAAACAGGTGGAGTATTTCGTCAGTTGCATCAACTCTTATCTGGGCCTTATGGTCCATTTCAACGAATATGGCCTGCGCCGCCGCTTTATCGCCCTGATAAGCCCGGCCTGGTTCAAGTATGTCTATTCAACCGGCGACTTCTCAAAGCTCGCCGTCAAAAAGAAGTATAAACACCGCGAGCGCATCAAGGTTGCGCTCCGAAAACAAAGACACAAAGCAATCACCAAACACAAAATGCCGAATGACAGCACGAGATTATTGCAAGGCTGACAAAGCCCTGCCCGTTGAACAATTCAACACCGGTCGCAAAAAGGGTTGTATTGTACGGTTTGATTTCGTACCAGTTGTCAACAGGGTGCCCGTCGAGGGATCCCGGAGGGGACGCCGCGGCCAGCCTCAGGAGGAAGAGGGCCAGTACCGCGAAGTTGAAACTGACCTCGTGACGTTCTCCATCCTGGTTTATCCGGAGGTCCCCACCCCTGAAAAGGTGGAAGAGGATATCCGGGCCGACCTCGCCGTGCGCTATGCCGGACAGGACGCCCCGGAAATCGACTTCGAGCAGTACCGTACCGCCATCGCAAACCTGTAAACGCCGCGGATTATGGCACGCTCAATCAACGAAATCAAGGCAGAGATCTGCTCTGCCTTCCTTGCCCAGGATGTCATACGGTCCGCGTATGGCCTTGACGACAGCGCCACTTTCGACAAGGCTTTTTCGCCGGTCAGCATAGAAAGCATCCTGTTCTATGTGGTAGCATCTTGCATCTGGGTTGTGGAATCGCTCTTTGACCGCCATAAATCCGAGGTGGAAGAAAACATCGAAGCGCTCAAGCCACATACCCTGCGCTGGTATGTGGCGAAGACGCTTGACTATATGCACAACTGCAAACTCATCACGTCTAACGGCGTCGTGGTCGAGGACCACTATGACACGACCGGGATGACCGAAAGCGAGATTGAGAAAAAGAAGGTTGTGAAATATGCGGTTGCCACGGAAGAAAACACGCTTGTTTATATCAAGGTGGCAAAGAACAATGCCAATGGCCGCCCCACGCAGCTGACGGCAAAGGAACTTTCCGGCCTTGAGTATTACCTTTCCCAGATAAAGGATGCAGGCGTTTCTATCCGCGTCCTGAATGTGCCTGCGGATAAGATGAACGTGGAGCTGTTTGTCCTCTACGACCCTTCCATCCTCAATGCCGAGTTTCTTTCCAGCGAGGATGCGGGGGAAGAATACCGGCGTATCCAGCTTTCGCCCATCGACAATGCGGACGTGGATGTGGTAGATGAAACCGTGCGCGGGGTTATCACGAACTTGCCTTTTAACGGGGAATACAGGAACTCAGACCTTCTGGCTGCGGTCCAGGCCATTGAAGGGATAGAGGTGGCTGACATCACTTCCGTAGAAGCATCGGTCGGGGACAATAATGCTTTCTCCCCCGTTGTGGGATTCCGCAGGCCTTACAGTGGCTATTATGCGCTTAACAATCTGGTCGTGCGTGGCCGGGCATACAAGGTTGCCGAATGATTTTCAATGTAAACTTCGACAAATGGATCCTGTCCGTGCTGCCGTCTTTCCTCAGGCGGCGGGTGGTTTTTGGGTTGCTCCGGGCAATGTGCGCTCCCATCAAGACGCTATATGCAAACTTCCTGAGTGCCCGCGAATCACATTTGTATTCGATTACCCATAACGGACAGGTGTGCTACCTGCGGGCCGCCCTCAATGATGCTTTCAAGACCACTGGCTTTGACATCATAGACTATGATGACCAGCGCGGAGAATGGAGATATGCCAAGCCTGACGGCGCAAACGGCCAGCTGCTCGCGAAAGAAGAGGGCACAGATGCCCCTGATGATCCGGAAGCCCCGACAGTCCCCATCCTCTATGATGAGATCCGGCTGAATATGCCGATGAATTACTTCATTGTCCTGGTTCCCGGCAGTATCTACACCACGCGCCTTGATAAGGTCAAGATTGTCGTGGATAAGTACAGAATCCCCTCCAAACAACCCATTTACACACCCTGCTAATGAATACAGCGAAATATCTCTCAACACTTGCTGAGAACGGCGGGAACGGCCTGTACCCGCTATCAATCCAGGCCCTCAATTTTATCCAGGAACAAATCACCCTGCTCCAAAGACTTGCGGCCATCGGTGGTAAAAGGTACATCCTTGTGGCTCCCACAGCAAGCACGGACGGGATTGTGGTCATCGACGGGGAGGTTCTGCCCCTGCAGGCGACCGGCAGCCCCGGCAAGGGCATAAAGGTTGAGGAAACCACCGAGGACATCCTTGCCGATGGCGTGACTTATAGCGAAGCGCGTGTGCGCCGTTATGCCAGGTATGTATCCACGTACACTGCCAACACCCCGAACCTGTACGCGGCCTCTGAGTTCAACGGCTTCGCTACGAACATGTCCCTCAACTCCCGCTTCCAAGATTATACCGGTCTTGAAGATGCCATCAGCAAACGTCTTATGGTGCTGACCGGCACATTCACCAGCGCCCAACTGGATGCGGCTAAAGACAATATCCGGATCCACTGCAAGACAGGTTCTGTGGTTGTGAACGGGGCCGCGACATATACCATCAATGTCTATAACAATGGGGCATCCCTCTCCCAGGAGCAGCTGCTCCCCAATATGCAGAGCTATAAAAGGGAATATAATTTTGCAAGCAACCAATGGGGGCCCTGGACGTTCTGCACAGAGAATCTCCATCTTGAGGTCAAGGTAAAAAACAAGACCACCGTATATGTCCGCCACGGTGTGATTCCAGAAGGTGTTCAGCTGGTGCTGCTCCGCAAGAAACCCCGCGGGGCCAAGCGCCGCAGCGGGGGCCAGACGGGCTCTAATGCGAACTATAGGGGGAAAGTGCGTAAGCGCCAGGCAAAAACACAGTACGTGCATTTCAAGCAGATTGTTCTTTCAACCGGGGAACCCAACAAATGGTATGTTCCTAAATGCTTAAGTGCAGCAGGAACGGCCAACCAGAACCTCGTAGGGAAAGAGTTGCCGACACTTTGCGCAACCCTTATCTATGCGGAGAATGCAACTGTTTACTCAAATGGGCGGAATGAGTACGTTTTCCGCATCCAGGGGCAGCGAAAAAAAGTGTCGTTCAATGGCGTGGCTCCCGGGTCAGTAGCCACCGGCTACGCGAAGATAGCGCTCCAACTGGCAACCACGTCGGAGAACTCCAAGAGTCCCGGCGGTGAAATAGTACAAATGAAGTACAGATTGTTCTTCGATAAGAACACACTGCGGGTAGTAAACAATCACCAAGCCTACCATCCGGGGCTGCGGGCGTTCTCGGTAGAATAG